TGCGACCTAGGTCGCGGGTATTTTCCATTTCAGGAGTTCATCATGACCATCAAAGATTCATCTGTTTACATCAAGATCCCAGCATACACGTTGTCTGACGGTGTTAAAACCGACGTGACTTCGAATGTGCTGTGTACTCGTGTGAGAGATGGAAATGAGCTGGCCAATCATGAGATTCTGATTGGAAAAGGCTTAAATGCCACTACCGCCTTGAGTGCTACCTATTCGGATGTAAAACTCCGTTTAGTTGGTAAAGCGAGATGCGTCCGCATAGCGTCTAAACTCCCTTGGGAGTCGACACATATGGGGATTAATCCCGTAATACCGTCACTCACCTCTGTTACGCAAAGTATGCGTGATAAGGCTAAGGCGCAGTGTTTGTCGCACGCTTATGCTAAGATCCGCGAAATGCAGAACCCTTTTCAGGGCCAAGCGTTTCTTGGTGAACTTAGAGAGACTATCGACTTCCTTAAGAATCCTCTTAAGAAGATGATGGATCTCTCCGAGTCACTTTGGAGTCTTAAACGGAAGGGTGGTATCAAGAAATTTGTCAATGCGTCTGCAAGTCAATGGTTAGAATTTCGTTTTGCGATTCTTCCATTGATCTACGACACAAAGGCTATTATTGATATCATCCGTGATCAAGTTGAGCGAGATGATCGACTCTCTTACCGGTTTTATGGTAAAAGCGATCTATCAACCAACACGACACCGTCATATAGCGTTAATGGTGTTATGACCGTAAAGGCCATTGAAACAACAGTCAGCAGAGCCGAGTATGTTGTTCGGTTTGGTTTATTGTTGGAACATCTTGAGAAACACGAAGATGTCTGCAATCGTTTGTTGGCAACATGTACTCACATCGAGGACGTATTGCTGACTGCATGGGAGTTAACCACACTTTCATGGCTTGTAGATTATTTTGTAAATGTGGAAGATATTATAAGCGCTATAACTACTGGAACCAACGCGGTATCTTGGACTTCTAGCTCAGAAATTCTGAGTGTGGAGAAAGAGTACGTTACGTTTTCAGCAAGTATAAACGCAGGCAATTTGCCTTATTATAATACACCTTCACATGACCCGCGCGTTGTCGTTACTTCACGACGAGATGTTACGCGTAGTTCTGCGGCTTTGGCAATTCCGCCGATGACGTTTAGTCTACCAGGTAGTAATATCAGATATATGAATATTGCTGCCCTTCTCGCCAAACTTGCAACTTAACTTGGAGATCAATTATGATCACTTTGCCCGCATCCATTACTGGATCAGCACAAACTGGTTTTACCACCCCCGGCTACACGACTACTGTCGATCAAGCTGTGGATGTTAATTCCAAACAAGTCGCTGTCACCGCACTTACCGGCACTCAAGCCGGTGTAGATGCACATTCTGTCGCTCGTCCGTTTACAATTTCTGCAACTCGGCCGAAACAGTTTCAGGTACTCGGGAAACCGAATCCTGTAACTGGACAGATTGCTAGTGTACCCAAGAATACGTACAAAATTCTCGTACGTAAAGGGGTCACGCCTCTGGCTGGACAATCTTCCGTCCCAGCCTCCGTCCGTATTGAAATTGATGTCCCTGCAGGTTCGGATATTGCTGATCCTAGCAATCTCCGTGCCATGCTGTCGGCCGCTATTGGCGCTTTGAGCGCTATGTCGGCTGGCATTGGTGACACTACCATTAATGGCGTGATGTAAATCACGTATTAATTTTATTTCTTTACATTTGGAGAATGAACATGAACATTGATTCTGGTCATTTACAGAGGCTACTAGATGAAGACTGTACTCATAGAAGTACTGATTCAGATCTTACAAAATTTCGTAAAGAAGCTCTCAAAAAGAGTTTCCGGAAGAAATTTGTAGAATCGAATCAAAGGAACGTTGACTTACATGTCAAGGCTTTGCAAGATTTTGCTGCCCTCAACACGGTAGTTTCAAACTACACGCCGAGTGATTCCTTCCTGAGTGATCCGATTGTAAGAACCTGGAAAAGTTTACTTGAAAAAGTATTCAATTCTGGGGACTTACAAATGCCAATTCTCACTTTGGATTCCTGCTTACAAGCGGGGTCCTGTGGGCCTGGAGCTAGTATTGATGCTGCTGATAATTCTTTTCAAACGAAAATGTTTGAAAGCAGCTTGTCTACTACGGATTTAAGTCTTTATGCACGCTACGTGAAAACAATATCTCGACGCTGGGTGGCCGCCGATTCACATCGGTTTGAAACCTTTGGCGTCAATGTTGTTGCTGGTGGTAGGATTTCCTCCGTTTCTAAAGATGGCGATAAAAATCGTACAATAGAAATACAACCAGTTCTCAATATGTTTTATCAATTGGGAGCTAAGACCGTACTCACTCGTGCGCTTAGAGAAGTCCTTCATTTGGACCTATCTTTGCAACAGGAGTTGAATAAGTCTTTAGCGCGTTCCGCGAGTATCGATGGAAGTCTTTCGACTATCGACCTTAAGAACGCGTCAGATTGTAATACTGTTGCGCTGTGTGGAGCACTTCTTCCCGCAAACGCTTTCGAGGTTCTGATGAAAATTAGAACTCCGGTTGCTGATATGGGAGATGGAGTTTTCGCGCCGCTGTATATGATATCCACCATGGGCAATGGTTTTACTTTTGCCTTAATGACTATCATGTTTGCGACACTTGTCCAAGCAATTTATATCCATAGTGGTGAAACATACATTATGGGTAAAACCTGCGCTGTTTATGGAGACGATATTATTATCTCCACGAACAGTACCGGTACATTGCTAAGACTACTGCAAGGTGCAGGTTTCACGGTTAACACTGACAAGTCTTTCACTGAAGGCCCCTTTCGGGAATCCTGCGGTGGTGACTATTATGAAGGCCATGATGTTCGTGGCATTTATATGAAAGTATTAACTTGTGAAGCACACATCTACAGCATCTTTAACCGCCTTCATTTCTGGTCTATTCGCAACAATATTTCTCTTCATCGCACTCTTGTATATCTTAAAGGATTGGCAAAATTTCAGCCAGTTCCAGGACATGCAGGGGTACATGAGGGATTCATCGTTACGCGATCAGAATTGCTGTCTCCGAAGTACTCCTCAACTGGTTCGATCTATTACAGATCAACCCAGCCAAAGAGTTACGGAAGAGCAGCAGGCAGTTTCACCAACCATCAGGGATTATTAATTTCTTTCCTTGGTGGCTATGTGAGAAACAACCAGGTTGCTATGCGCAGTAATGCGCAGAGCTTCCGAGTAGTGAAAAAACATACCCCTTGTTGGGATTATGTCATTCACCCTGAGATATTCTCTCAAGCGCTTAGCGACAGTTGGTTATGGCTTTTGAGCCATGACTGACTGCCGCTAGGCGCGCCCGGTCCCTGAC